GTTACTCTATCTCTATTACAAGGTAGAGTTTCCACCTACGGATGAACAAAATCGTAAGACAATCGATAAGTTCATGCTAACTGAGCATTTGCTCCCCGAACCCGATGAGTCGATCTTTAAAAGGAACGGCTCTGCTTTCGATCATATCGAAGACATTCGGGATCATCTAGAACTCGCGAGAGTTTTTAGAGAAAAGTGGGAAAGGAATGTTTGGATTCTCCAACAAGCCCGCGCAATTGTGCGGAGAGTGTTGGGGAATACAGACCCAAGGGATGAGACACGGTTAAGACCGCGTCACGGCCCTGGAGCTGTAGCCACGGGAGAACGAAGTCATGAGAAGCCGATATTTCGGCGTTATTATGAACGTCTCCACGTAGTCTTCCCTTATGACACTTATATGTCGTATAACCTCTCGTCTGTAAATGATGAGTGGGGGGGATGGCAGGACCTTGAGAGTATGAGGGATAGCACGGCTAAAGTCGTGCTGGTTCCAAAAGACTCAAGAGGTCCCCGTATCATATCCTGCGAACCTCTAGAGATACAGTGGATACAGCAAGCTCTTATGACTATGCTTGTCGAAGAATTTGAAGTGCATTCCCTAACACGGGATCATGTTAACTTCAAACGACAAGATATCAACAGAGAGCTAGCTTTAGTGTCTAGTATCAATATGTCCGCCAATGATGACCAAACCGCCTGGGACTCCACTTGGCAGCCCGACCCTTGTAAAGGTCGGTTGCCGAAGGGACCCCACTACGGGTGGATCACAATGGATATGAAGGATGCGAGCGATTGTGTTTCACTGGCCCTCGTTAGGTATCTCTTCCCAAGAAATTGGGTGGAGGCACTCGAAGCGAGCAGAAGCCAGTACACTAAGCTCCCTGATGGGCAGATTGTCAAATTGAAGAAATTCGCTCCAATGGGATCAGCAGTATGCTTTCCCGTTGAGGCAATAGTATTCTATTCGATCTGCGTCGCAGCTCAGCAATATCAATCGGGGGATAGCAGGATGCCACCAAAGGCACCGTCAGACTATCCCTATGTTTATGGCGACGACCTAATCGTTCAATCTCAATATTATGAGGTGATCGAAGAGGCACTTGAATCGGTTTACTTAAAGGTTAACCATGACAAGTGCTGTCGGGGTAGGTGGTTTAGG